ATTTTAAAACCACAAACTGTTAACAATTTAACTGTTAAAGCTGGTTTAACTGCAGGAACTACTGCAATCAACATTTTAGGTGCTAACGTAGACATCAAAGACGCAGCTTGCGGATTCGGTGCAGGTCAAGTTGGTACTAACTCAACTATCTTCTCTCAAGTGAACATGAACGTTCAAGCGAAGATGTTAAAAGAATTACTATGTCCAGATGTATTGTACTCTACATGGTTATCTTCTCAATTATCTGCTTCTGCAATGCACGAATCAGTTCCATTTGAAACTCAAATCGCTGATTTGAAAATCAAAGAAATCGCTAAATATGTTGAAGAAACTATTTGGGCTGGAGACGGTGCAAACCTTGATGGTTTATTGTTCCAAACTTCTGTAGCTGAAGGTGCTGTTGACGGTACTGCATACGCAACTGCTTGGACTGCAGGTACTGCTGTAGCTAACATGTGGGGATTAATTGATTTGATTCCTAACGAATTGAAACAAGAAGACGATATCGTAGCTTTCGTTTCATACGCGACATACTCTAAATTAACTCAAGGATTACAAGACAAAGGTAACTCTATCTTGTTACAATATCCAAATGTTAACAACGTAACTGGTGCTGCTGAATCTAGCTTTTTATTTCCAGGTTCGAATGTTAAAGTATTCGCTGCTCCAGGATTAATCGATCCAGCTGGTGAATCAGCTGTAGTAGTTGGACCAAAGAAATATGCTTTCTTCGGTACAGGTTTAGTAAACGATGAGTCTAACTTCAGATTCTTCTACAACCAAAATTTAGATGAAATGTCTTTCATCTCTAAATTTAAAGTTGGTACTTCTGCAATTGCAAACCAATTCGTTTCAACTGTAGCATAATCTAACCAATACCAAACAAGGTGGATCTTCGGATCCACCTAATTTTAAAAATAAAATATTACAAATATGGCTTGTTTAATTAATTCAGCGTTACCTCTAGATTGTATGGGAGGAATTGGCGGATTGAAGACTGCGTATTTTTTAGGTGGTGAAATCACTTCTACAACTGTAGATGCAGGTGAAATTACTGCTATTGCTGGTACTGGTGCATTTTACGAATACCAATTAGCTAAAGATACAGCTTTCTTTAATGAAGCAATTAATGTTAGTAACACCGCGGGAACAGTTTTCTACGAAGGAGTGTTAACTATCATTTTACAAAAAATGAGTGCACAAAAAAGAAATCAAATTCTTTTATTAGCACAAAACAGAGATTTGAGAATCGCTTTTGTTGATCAAAACGATATTACTTGGATTATGGGTCTTGATAGAGGTGCAGTTATGTCTGCTTCTTCTGCTGCAACTGGTACTGCACCAGCTGATGCTAATCAATACTCTTTATCTTTCACAGCACAAGAACCAACTGCTGCATATCCAATCGAAGCTGGATCTACTTTAGCTGACGTTATTGGTGGTGGTTTAACTATCGTGACTGCATAATTTACAAAAGTAAATTCACAATTATAAAAAGGATTAATCGAAAGGTTAATCCTTTTTTTATGCGCAAAGATGTCAAAAAAATAGATTTGTATATTTAAAATAAAGAAACACTAGTAATGATTAATTTACGCAATCTTGCAGTCAATACAGATATTATCATCTATGTTAACACATTAGATGCAGATATTCCATTTGAGACCAATACATTTCTTTTTGGCTTTAAAGGTGGTTTTACAAATGTTTGGACCTATGTAGTTCCAACTATCGTAAAACAAAACACAAGATACACTCAATATTCTATCGAATTAGTTACAGTAGGTAACGAAGATCCTGAAGATAGTAAAGTTGTTATTTCACCAGATGGTAATTATGATTATAGATTATGGGCTACAGATGGTGTAACTCTAGATCCATATTCAGCATACTTGTTAGATGAAGGACAAATGTACCTTGATGGAAGTGCAGAAGAAATACAAAATATTACATACATTTCAGATAATGATCCTGAAAGAAACGTAGTTTATTTAACTAGAGCAGAGTCAATCTGTAATAAATGGTCAACTGATCCAGATACATGGAATTTGGCTGTTCAAAAATGGAATGAATGCAATTAAAATATACGATATAAATGGCAAATTTATTTAACAAATACATCTATGAAACCTATAAATCTATTATAGGTATTGGCGATTCAGGTACAAGTGGTTTAGGAGCGAATCCTCAACCTTTAACTGATGGAGAAGGTAAACATTTACCAATTGAAGTTAGTGAGACAGAAGTGAATCTAACAGCACCCACAACAGTGCCAAACCTTTTTATTGAAGGTTACGGTGAAGTTATAGATTCTCAAGGATATTGGACTGGTGAAGGCGGCGGTGGAGGCGGAGGTGGAACCTCTGGAACTTCAGGTACATCTGGTTTAACAGGTACATCTGGTACAAGTGGAATTAACGGTACTATGGGTACATCTGGAACTTCAGGCCGTAATGGTTTTGCTGGTTTAAACGGTACTAGTGGTACAAGTGGTTCATCTGGCGTAGATGCTCAAAACGTAACTAGTGGAACATCAGGTACGAGTGGAACGTCTGGAACAAATGGAACATCTGGTATTGACGGAACGTCTGGAATTAATGGAACATCTGGAATTGATGGAACATCTGGTACTGCTGGAACAAGCGGAGTTGGTGGTATTGCCATCAGTGATACTACAACCTCAACCGCAGTAACTGGAACTTTAACTGAAACTATAGTTGACACTGTTTTTGTGCCAGCTAATACTATCTCTGACAATCAAGTATTTTTATTAAATGCAAGAACAAATGGTATAAAAGCGGTTAATGCTAATACGTCGTATAAATTTTATATTAATTCAAGTTCTTCAATAGGAGGTACTAGTTTAATAACTAGCGGTGTTTCAGTATCAGCTAATAGTACGGTAATATCGATATTTAAATATTTATATGTTAATAAAGCAGATGGTACACAAAATGGTACTGCATATTTAAACATCCCAGTTCCTAATGAAACTACAGCAGCTGGTTTATCAGCTAGTCAATATTTAAATGCTGCTATTGATTGGACACAAGATCAATATATTGTAATCACTGCTACTTTATCAAATGCTGCAAATACAGCTTGGATTGCTGGTAGTTCTTTAAATAGTATTGCTGGTGGAGCTGGACCAATTGGTTCTGCTGGTACTTCTGGTACAAGCGGTATTGATGGAACACAAAATCTATTAATAAATAATGCAAGTGTTGGTACAGTATTACCTGGAGGTAATTATTACGGTATAACTAATATTACACCACCAAATGAATCTCTTTACATACCAGATAATGCACAAAATGTAATAGCAATTGGTTATTATTCAGCTGTTTTTGATAATGCAATCTTTTTAGGTCATTATGGACAAGCACAGCCTAATACTGTAATAGTTGGTCATAATTCATTTGATAACGCTGGTCAAAATACTATAGTAGGTAATGGAAATGGATTATATAATAATGCTTCAGATTGTATTGTCATAGGACGTACAAACGAGTTAAATCCAGCAAATGATACAGCAAGTAATAGTAACGTTGTTATAGCAAATAATTCAACTGTTGCAGGTGAAAGAAATGTTGTAATTGGTGGTTCTGGATTTTCAGTACAATCAAGTGATTCTATTGCTATTGGAGCTGCATCAGTTTCTGGTGATGGTAGTATTGCTATTGGTAGAAATGTTCAATCATTTGGAGCAGGTAATATTGCAATAGGTGATAACGTTCAAGCTATAAACGGTGATGGAATTGCAATCGGTGCGCAAGCACAAGCATTTGGTGTTAGAGGTGTTGCATTAGGTAAATTCGTAACCATTACAGAAGACGGAGACAACGCAACTGGTATTGGTAATGATATTGATGTAGCAGGAGCTGATGGCGTTGCAATTGGATCAAGAGTTAATGTAGCTTTAAATGCATACGGTGCAGTTGCATTGGGTAGAGATTTAACAGCTTCAACTATTGATACTGTGACTATCCATAAATTACAAATGGTTGATTACGCAACATTAAATTTTGTAGATGATACTGCAGCAGCAGTAGCTGGTATACCTTTAGGCGGTGTTTATCACACAAACGGAACATTAAAAATTAGAATAGCATAATGGCAAGTTTATTTAACAAATACATTTACGAAACCTATAAAGGTTTAATCAAGACATTAGATAACGAGCCAATTGATGGTACGTTAAAACCACTTTCTGATGGTGAAGGCAATGAATTGCCTATTAAAGTGTCAGAAACAGACGTTGAAGTTGGTTTCTTGACTTCTAAAAATTTATTTATAGAAGAATATGGAGAAGTTATCGATCAAAATGGAGTCTGGGTTGGACCTCAGCAAGGATTTAGTGGTACTTCTGGAACAAGTGGAACATCTGGAGCAGCAGGTACTTCAGGTACAAGTGGAATTAATGGTTCTTCTGGACAAACAGGATCTGCAGGTACAAGCGGTACAAGCGGTACAGCAGGAACATCAGGAATAGGAAGTGCTGGAACAAGTGGAACAGCTGGAACTTCTGGTTTAACAGGATCTAGTGGTACAAGTGGTCAAAATGGCACATCTGGTACTTCAGGTCAAAACGGAACTAGCGGAGCTAATGGAACAAGTGGTACATCAGGTATCTCTCAACCTGGAACTCCTGGTACGTCAGGTACGAGTGGCACGGCTGGAACTTCTGGAACGGCTGGAACTTCTGGTTCTAATGGTATTTCATCTGGTCAAGTGTATTACTTTAATCAATCTCAATCATCAGACGTTGTAGGTTACAAAGTTTTATCACCTACACCAAATGGAGCACAACAAATAGTTACTACTAATTTAACAGGTTCTCAACAAAATGCACAAGTTAGTCAATTTATAACATCTGAACTTGGTTTTGGTGTAATTCCAGGTGGAACTCAAAGATTCCATTTTCATTTCCTAAAACAAGGTGCTAATGATCAAATACAAGCGTACGCTACAATTCAATTAACCAATGCAACAGGTACTCCAATCGGACCAGTTATTGCTACTGGTAATTCAGAGATTGGTTGGGTAGATGCAAGTACGCCTGCAGAAATAGTATTAGATTTAACAATTCCTACAACTGCAATCGATCCAACTAATAGAATGGTTGTTAGAATTTATTTAAATAACAATGATTCTACAGCACACTCAATTAATTGGTATACTGAAGGAACTCAATATTATTCATTTGTTATAACTACAGTTGGCGCAGTAGCTGGTACAAGTGGATCAAGTGGTACATCTGGTACTAATGGAGCACAAGGTGATGCCGGCTCATCAGGTACGTCAGGACAAAACGGAACTAGTGGAACTGATGGTAACAACGGTACAAGCGGAACGAGCGGTGTGGATGGATCTGGTACGTCTGGAACAAGTGGTATTTCACCATCAGGTGCTATTACAACATCTGGTCCTAATACAATAGCAAACGTTTGGAGTGGAACTCAAGCAGAATATACAGCTTTAGGTTCATATTCAGCAACAACATTATATTTTATTGAATAATGGGAGATATTAAAAGACAAATAAATAGCATAACAGATCTAAAAAGAGCAAGTACTAATGTAAATTTTGTTTACAGAGGTGCTATTCTTGTATGGCAAAGAAGTACGGTTAATCCTACTTTATGGTTAACAAATGGTATTAGTTCTGTTTTTGCACAAAACACTTCAACAAACTGGATAACCAGTGGTATAAATATAAAATTACAATAATGGAAGCAATAATCACATTTACGGGTAAAACAGATCCAATTTGGTTCATCTATAAAAAAGATAGTATTTATGGTGTTGCTGTAGAATTATCCAGTTACACTTTTATAATTGAAGTATATGGTACTGTTGAAGAGTGTACAAATTATATCAAAACACATATTAATTAATTATGGCAATATATTATTCAGATAACATATTAGGTAATGATACGACTGGTTCAGGTACTGCAGGAAGTCCATGGAAAAGTATTACAAAAGCTTTAACTGCATGTGCTACAGGAGATACTATTAGAGTAGCTGGTAGTGGATTTACTGCAATTGCAGGTACTTTAACTATTACTAGTAATTCTGCTATTATAGCAACATCTGTTAGTCAAGTTGGTATTATTGCGGTTGGTACTTTAATATCTATAAATGATCCTATTTTAGGAAATAGAACAGGATTACATAGAGTAACAGCTGTTACTGCTACAAACATTACGGTTATAACCAATTTACAATTCTCAAGTGGTACATACACTGGTGAATTTTTAACTCAAAATCACTATGCAACAGCAACAGCTTCTCAAAATTTAGAAGACTTTAATACTATTGCAGCAGTAACTGCTCAAAATATAGAAATACAAGGTGGTTGGACTAATGGTTTTGCATCACAAAACGGTATTACAGGTGTTAGTTATACAG